GCAGATGTTTGCTTGTATGTTTTCACTACGCGAATGCTGTTGCTCACAGTGTCGCTCACCAACGATGCACAAAACCCGATTCCGGCATTTCGAACCAGGGCTTGCGCGGGGTGCTCGCTGTATTTAATTTGAGGAATGTAGTGATTGCAGTAATTGTATGTGAGAAACCAGGGGTAATGCCCCGCCATGGTTGCAGCCCCCGATGCAAGCGTCCCTTGATACAACGCAGACACGCCTTGCTTCGCCATTTTCTCTCTGATGACCTGGATGCCCTTGTCGCCGTGCACTTGTTTGCTGGTTTTCCATGTGTCAATGGGAACTATGCTCATTCTAAGCACACCTGCAGCCACTGATGCGCACCCAGTTTGCACCGCAATTGGCACCTGTTCTCCCTCGAAAAAACGCATGGCACCTTCATTTGATGCCGTGTCAATGAACCGCGTCAATGGTCCAATCATGAGTGCCGGCGCAATTCCGCGATAAAATCGAGGAACTCCACCCTCTGCATACAGTTTTTTAATGGTTTCCACCATGCCACCCCCATTTTTATACTGGTAATTCATCGTTGTTCGCATCCACATTAGGGAGGATACTTGTATCACCATTGCACCAGCACCGCTCAAACCATTGTTGCATGCTATTTCAAATATAGACTTTTTTGATGCAGAAGTTGATTGAGACATGTGAGATTTATGCATTTAATCATAAATGCTGTTTAAATTTATATAATGAATATTTACAATTTCTCTCATTTCATGAAATCAAGAAAGTCAAAACTTGTCAAACAACAACATCGCACACAATGTTCATCGATGATTTCCGGTAAGTTTGGGTTTGTCAAGAATCATTTTAGAGAGAAATTCGACAAATAATGCTCCGAATAATATATTATCATTTAACAATATACACGAAACATGGTAAAAAAAAGTCGTCGATGCAAGACAAAGACGCGTGGTTCCAGATACACGAGAAGACGCCACGGCGGAGGCATTAAAACTGCGAAGGCATATTTTTATAGAAACATCAAAAAACATTATCCAAATGTTGTTAGTGATGCATTTTTAAAAAGCAGGCAGGGTGTTGTGTTTCCTCCATTGGAAAACGTTCAAGGGTATGATGATGAGCAGATTAAAACCGAATTCAAATCAATGCTTGATGAAATCATTAGCATGACAGACAACAAGGACTTGATTGATTTTGTGATGCAGCTGTATTTGACTGGGAGCATGGGTGTGACGAACAGCATGGAAAACATTGGACGGCTGATTGATAGCGCGAAGAAATTCAAGGTATTGAAAGAAAACAGAGAGAATGATGGAAAACAATTGTCGCTGAAAGATTTTCCATCATTGTCTGCATTGGAAAAATTCATTGATGACAAACAAGGTGCATTGCAACAAATAGAAGAAAAGAAAATGAAACGGTCAAAAACATCAACTGTTCATAAGAGACTAAGAGAAAAAGGCGAAGATGATGTTGAAGTGGTGTTGGATGAGCCAAACTCAAAATACATGGTTTATCGCCCAACAACGGAAGCCGGTTCAAAGTTTTATGGAAGAAATACACAATGGTGTACTGCTGCAGAAAAACACAACATGTTTTGTCATTACAGTCAAGACGGCAATTTGTATATAATACAAAACAAAAGCAATCCCAATGATAAAACTCAGTTTCATCCGAACACAATGCAATTTATGAATCCACAAGACGAAAAAGTGTCGGCGGAAGAAATTGAAAGACTATTTGAAGATGACGATTTAAAAAGATGGTTTAAAAACGTAATAACTGAATCATTATTTCCAGGGGTGAGTGATTACCTAGTTTTTGCGAAATATAGACAAAAGAATGAATATAAATTGGGAGTCAACATTAACCTATTCAATGCTTTATTCAACCTTAGAGAAATGCCTAGTGAAATGGAAAAAATCAAAAAAAAGTTATTGAAAAATGATGTTGATTTTACAAAAACCGCCATTTTATTATCAAATGATGATTTGGTTCATATGTTCAAAGATGAATCGTTTAGAGAACAATTCATGCAACTAATAAATAGATATGACAACTCTCTTTGGATTTTTAATGATAAATTTAGAAAATATTACCCCGATTATTTTGACAATGAAGAGGCAATGATTGCAATGTTGACTAGACCCTATCGTGAGTCTGCGTATTTCAAATATGTTTCAGATAGATTGAAACGCGACTTCAATTTTGTCAAAAGATTGGTGTCTGCAAAATATTATGAACATGATGATGCGACAAAATATTGCTGGGAAGCACTTCCTTATTTGTCAAAAGAAGAACAAGTCGAGTTGAAAGAATTGTGTAAGAAAATCAGAAAGGAACAAGGCATCGAATCGGATGAAGATGAAGATGATTGATTTCATTTAGTTCCAGCCATAAACAGTTCCGGTCGCGGTGTAGCTGTTTCCTAAATAACTGCCACTTGCAGTAATTTGTCCATTGATGTCAGTTCCATTAACTGCAATGCCATCAATTTGCCCATTAAATCTCTCGCCATTCCATGAAACATTGGTGATTTCACACGAGAAATGTTCTCCCATGTAGCTTGCGTTTACATCCAATGTGGATGCTGAATATTGCGACGACATCGTTATCTTGTTTTGTTATACATTAAACACATGCAAAAATTATAAGAAAATGTCATAAGAAAAAAGTAAAGAAGTTTTTCGCATAGAATCAAATTAAATTCCTGGACTTGCAAAATAGATTTTTCGGGTTGTTGCTATATTTGTTTTACACATAGGGCACTCTTTAGAAACTAAGGATTCATAACACGCATGACACATGCAAACATGATTGCATGGTTCCAGCAATAATGTAATAGAGTTGTCATAACAAATGGAACACACTGCTTTGGGGTATTCTTTGACCGGCATCGGCACGGTTATGTGGTTTGTGCTGTATTTTGGCATGGAATGTTCGTTCGCGCTCATGACGACACCGACACGTCGTTCGCTGTATTTTTTTATAATGTTGAAACAGGGAGTGCAGAAAAGGTGCAACTTGGCATTCACAGTCATTTTTGACATGAATGGCAGCACCACATAAAACAGTATCAAAAGCATTTCAATGAATGCAATCCAAACAACGCCATAAACCGCCAATTTCAAGCCAATCTCGGCGTTTTCATTGGAACATTGAATGTTGGTCATGCCGGATGTCATGATAAACATCGTCAAACCAAGTATACCGGACACTGATAACAACAGGGTGGTTGTCATCAGGTTGCAATACAAATTGTCAAGATTGATTGTGTCCACTTCATTTGTGGCGACATTGCAGACATTTCTTGTTATAATCAAGAAGTTGAGTGTGGTCAAACTCATTGAACTTCCAACAAATATTTTCACAGCATCCGTGAGTTCTTTTGTATAACTGTTGCACGTTTGCGTGGTGATGAAACTCGTGTATTGCATCAAATATCCAAAATACACCCATCCTGCAACATTGAACAATAAATAACCAATGTAATATCTCGAAAATGAAACCAAATTCATGGTAAACTGCCACTTTCATGAAACCGATAAATACTAAATCAATTTTCTTGATTAAACTCACCATTTTATTTATAGTCATCAATAATGTTCCAGTCATCTGCATAAGATTTGTGATAATGAACCAGGTCATAGTTAGAATAAACGCATTTTTTTTTCACATTCTTCAAGTCAAGATATGGTGCCAAACATGAAAAGGCACTGTCTCTAATGTGAATCTCAGTGGCATTTTCGATCAATGTGCAATAATCCAATAGATTGTCTGATATCAAGTCAGGTGTCCATGAATGATGATATTTCTCTTCTGAATTTGTGTGATAGTTAAAATTTGGATGAAACACTGGCAAATCACTTTCAACATAAATGTTTGGCCGACTGTAAGAATGGTTGTTGTTATTGTGGGTGCGATGATCATGCAGAAAAATGTATTTTTCGCCAAGTCTACTAACAACATCATTGTACAATTTCATTTCTCTTTCTTTGTTTCGATTGATTTGCGTGTAGTCATATCTCATGGTGTATGGAAGCTGCAAATGATCGTAAAACCTTTCCCAAAATCCGTTGGAACCCTCAAACAAAGAATGATAATTTCCACATAAAAACAAATCGAATGGTTTTAAATAACTATGTGGTGGGTTATAGGTTTTTTGAATCAAATTGGTAATGAAATTTGTATGAGGAAAAACGACATCGTCAACGAAGTTAATTTTAACATTCGTATATGGTTCGTAAAGTTGCGTAAAAGTGTGTTTATAGCGATGTAAACAAAATATATTAACCTCATCGTAGATTTTTTGATAATGCATTACTGCGGCATACATTGTGAATCCGTCTCCTGCACCCATGTGATACATAAGTATGCAATTCTTATTAATTTTTTTCACCGTTTCCACTTTGTCCACTGTACCAACAGGGTCGAGAGAATCAACTTGTTCCGCATCCATCTTTTGTCAATAATAACGTATTGTTGCATTTAAATCATTTTGTAATTCTTATTAATTTTTACCATTTGCTCTTTTTTACATTGATTTTGGGTCCTTTTTTGCCTGAATTTTTGGGGTCATACGTCTCCTCTTCATCATCCGAGTGCAAATCTTTAGAGATTTCCCAGAATTCCTTGGACCCCAGCTTGAACGGACCGTGCTGTTGCGCCTTGTACCAGAAGATTTGTTCATGCAGTTTGTTTGATTTCGCATTGTTGTTAATGACCAAGCACTCAAAATTCTCAGTGCACTGGTCCATGACTTGACAAAAGCTCTCAAACGTGGGGAACATGCCCGCGTAATTCTCCCAGATGCGCTTTCGATTGGCGATGTAGGGCTCGCGCAGGATAAACACGTAATCAATGTTCGTGCGCAAATTGGGCGGAATACCGAGCGGATATTGCATTGTGATGACCAACATGATCTTCCAATGACGCCCGTTCATGAAGAGGAGGCGCATCATAACATCCTTGGTCCATTTGTTGTCGTAGAGACAGTCATCGAGGACGACGAATGTGCGCGGATCAATGGTGGAGCGTTTATACGTTTCGATTTCCTTTTTCATTTGTTTGAGCACGGCTTTTTGACGTTTGAGGATGTTTTCGATGATTGCGGTGTTGTAGGCGTCGTGAATGAAGAGTTTGGGGACGTGGGCGGCGAAGAAGCCGTT